GAACTCTCTATCTGTAATCAACATATCTCTAAAACCTCTTTCCTCTAACTCATCCATACAGAATCTTTCTACATCTACTTTATGTTGGTGAGTTGCCCATTCTTCAACCATAGATTTATAATCCTTACGGAAGAACATTTCTATTTCAGGAAGTGACTTAAGTTTATCAGGGCTTATTTCTTGTTGAAACTCTTCAGATTCTGGATCCATACCCTGTTCTACTAATGCTGCTTGTATTTTCATTTGAGCATCAGAAAGTAAAGTTTCCTCTACCATCTTTCTTTTTTGTTCCATCATCTCATTATAAGATAATTCATCCATTGCCCGGTATGTAAGTTTAGTAGATCTTTTAGCAAACTCAGCTACCAGAACATTAATAACATTTGGTATAATAGGATAGAACCTTAATTCTAAAGCAGAGGTGTCTTCTTTTGTAAGTACTTCAACTATCTCTCTATAGTCATTGTTTTCTTCAACTATGTAATCAGATTTATCTATAATACCTTTTGCAAGTTTATAGTTCTTCATTAACCTACGGGCATTTCTACGGATTTGTTTAAGTCCTTGCCATTCATGCCAGTCTAAGTTCCAAGCAGCCCACTCATCATCTTTTTCTTTTTTTGGAAGAAACTGTAATGGTTGAGTGATTGTACCCATCCTATTACTTTGAGTCTTTGCTCCAGCCTTAGCTTGTAATGCGTTTATTATTTGCATAGTATCTTACTTTATATTTTTAAATGGAGATCTTTTAACTCCTTGTCCTCTATCATAATGTGTTTTTCCTATATGTCTAAATGGACTACTGTTTAATTTAAACAAATTTTCTGACTTTTGCAAGTTTTTGGCCGTATCATCCATGATAACTCTTTTACCATAACCTGCATTTGCATGTTGTATTCTCATAAATGCTACAAGAGCACAGAAGGAAACTAATCTATCCACATTGACTCCATCTGCATATTCTCTCATTTCTTTAAGAAGCATTGGGTCTGGTATTCTTTCTATGCCATATTTTGTACGTACAATAGTACCATCAGTTTTTGTTTCTACATCTAACTCTTCTCTGGTATATTCAATAGCATAACTAAGTAAATGTGCTTTAAAGAGTGTACCGGTATTTTTCCAACCATACTCCTGAAATACATTAGCATTAGAACCTAGATCTTTTAGGAACATTATCTGGCTTTTTGGTACTAAGTATCTTTGTTTCTTTCTAGATATCATATACTGTATGAAGAGTGATATGTTATTCTCTATTACTGTCCATGCATTGTACCATTCTATTATTAACTCTAATCTTTGATGGGTTTTATTTATATCATCAAATCTACCACACCATGCAGCAACTATTTTATCTTGTTCTATATATGTTTCTGTTTCAGTACCTGTAACCTTACTTACTTGAATAGGAGCTTTCATTATATATATGGAACATAATGAGTCTGAGGTAGTTGTCTTTCCCTCAGATACAGGGTCAATAGAAGCATAATAATTTCTAAATTGGGGATCTTTAATTGGTCTTTCCCATACTACTAATACACCAGTTTTATCTTCTAGTTTTTTAGGAACCGGAAACTCCATTATAGGTCTCTTATTTGTTGGCATAACAACAGGTCTACCATTTGCATCAGATGATATATCTAAGAACTCATATGCGTATTCCTTTTCTTCTATTCTTCTTTCTTGTGCAGCCACTAAGTGAGAAGGAAAGACAGATACTGATCTATGATCAAATGCTTCTTTTATATTTCTAGGATGCTGAGATATCCTTAATTGGTAATCTTCAGGACCTAGTTCTTTTTTCCATTTCTCAAACTGATCATCAAGTGCCTTTAATGATTCTTCTACAAGTGAATTACCATACTCATCTATATAAGGAGGCATAGACCACTGCTCAGGAATAAATAATCCTGACATACCTTCTGTACCCTTATCATCAAGCAGATTAGTTTCTACTGCATATATATCTTTTGACATTGGATTAAGGATCATATCTCTTAGTGGATTACACTGAGATAAATCACCCACAGATCCTGCAGCAATAAATAAACCTGTTGTCATTAAACCAGATCTCATTGCTGGTCTCATGTACTCATATGTCTTATCCATCTTAGGAGCAATTCCAGCCTCCTCATGAAAGAAGTATTTAACTGGACCCCCAACACCATTTGTAGGATCTTTCTCAAAGGACATACCTTGTATGGTACCTTTAAGACCTACTTCTGCTTTTCTATCTCCTTTCCTAACCTCAATCTTTTGTTGCCACATCATTACCTTGTCTGGAGACATAGGTCTATACCATGCAGTATGTTCATTTAGGAATGCTGCATATTCCTGTAAGAACTTCCATGATCCTTTCTCATTGATATAATCTTTAAGACTTGCTCCTATCTTTAATGTAACCCCTGGTTCAAACCATTGCTGGTTTAATAACTTGGCCATGTGATAGTAAGAAGAAGCTATCTGCCGTTTCTTAAGAATAGCTACATGTTTGTAGTTGAGCTCTGCAAGTAATTCATATAGGGCCATGTGGTACTGTGCATCCCTGATTTTAGCAAAGTCAAATACTTGTTGTTCTTTATCAAATATGGGCAAGAAGTTAAGCCACATATAATAGTCTCTGGTAATGTACCATGCCTTCTCTCCGGACTTAAAAATAACTCCTCTTCTGCATCTAAGTTTTTGCTCATCCCAGTATGTGACAAAGTCTTTTGATCTGGGTATTGTGGCTGTGTATATTTTATCTTTTCTGAATCTGGTTGACTCAGTATTAAATAATTTACTTGTTTCATTAAACTCATATTTACCTGGTTCTTTAAATATACTAAATACAAAATCTGATAACTCTTCTCTAGAACTAAAGTTTGTTATTGTCCAAGTTCCATTGTCCCATGTGGGTATATTTTCAAATATTTCCATTTAGTTTTTATTATGAGTCATACGCAAGCCCCTGTCCTCCGCGTACCTTACTTTGCTGTTCTTCCTGAAGATCTTTATAAGCACCTTTAAATGATTGTCTTATAGAATCAAAGTCTTTTGCAAGAGCTCTAATCTGACCTATGTTACCATCTTTACCATCTGTAATCTGAGTAGTAGAAAGATATCTTGCAATTCTATCTAGAGCTGTCCTCATACCATCATAGGCTCTAGATGTAGGAGTTTCATACATTCTTTCACAAAACCTAAGTGCTGTAAATATACTATTATCTTCTGTTGAAAACTCTCCTTCTATTTGAGTTATAATTAAAGCTTCTTTGTCTGTATCTGGTGTATAGAAGAATGGATTCATATCCGGATTAGGACAGGTCATGTAGAACAAATATTGGTATATTTTAAGATAATCATCCGGATACTCATCCATTATGTCTTTAAGGGCCTTTAGTGTATAACAGTGCTCAGTAGGAATTACTACATTATTTTGCACTTCAAATAGTTTTATAATCATTTACTTTTTTTAATTGGATTGTCTTTCATATAATGTATAACAGCTTGCACCTCATCTACAAGATAAGGTACGGGAATTACTATAACTTCTTTTACAATTGGGTTTCCACTTTCATCTTTCTTGCCTATTGGATATCCCCAGTTATCTTCTCTTTCTATCTCAAACTTGACATGGTGTATAAATATCTTTCCTGGTTTAAGTTTAGGATTATGCTTCAGTATAATATACATATAAATACTGAGCTGTAGTGCATAGTGATTAAAATGGCAATCATCTAAACTATTAACTGGTAATAACATCTTTTCAGTTATACCTTCCCAATTAGTAAAGCCTTTCATTTTAATCTCCTTATTAGTCTTGTAGTCAATGATATTTACTTTACCATTGACCACTTCAACTAAATCTGATTGACCACATAAGCCTGCTGACTTAAGATAAACCATATGTTCTGGATACACGCCTGGTTCTAGTTTCTGAGATGGTGCAGTTCTCATACCAGCATTCTCACCAGATGGTTTGAATACAGGTACAGTAACTCCTTCTCTTTCTATTGATGCAAATGAGCAAAGATCATCTTCTCTTTGGTTATGATACCATGTACCATCTGTAGTAGATCTAGTACCTTCATTATCCCATATCTGTTGAATAATCACCGGATCTATACCATACCATTTAGAGTTCTTTTTCTTACTAACCAGTTGAGCTACTGCTTTAGCATCAAATGGTTTTTTAAGTGATGATACTACAGTAGTCACACTTACCCAGTTAATGTTCTCTTCTGGGTTTAAACTCTTGTAGCTATGCTCCTCAGCATTGAATATTATACTCATAACTTTTCTAAGTTATCTTCTTGTTCTTCAGTAGCAATAGCATCCCATTTACCTAATGGACAATCTGAAGATAGAGATCTTGTTTTAAATCCAAGTGAGCATCCACACTCATTACAACATGGAGAAGTTCCTTTCACAGCACACTTCTTACCTTTGCTTGGACATTCATTACAAATAGAATATCTTAGTGTTGCAATTTCTTCTACTGTTTCATCACGGATTACACTATTGGTTATCCCCTCTACTATCTGTTTCCTGTTGTCCCAGATCAGTT